TATCTTTAACAGGTTTAGCAATTTTTGTTAGAGCATTCCCTATTTTTTCAAAGGTTTTTATTGCACGATCTACTTTACGTATGCTCGCAGAATCTCCTTTATCCTCTAGAAATTCCATTAGCATTTTTAAAGTCGAAAGTGTTCTTGTAACTTGCTTTTCTTTTACCCTTCCCATAGAATCTAAACCTTCGGCAAGTTTTGGAAGGCCTGTTCCGAGATTGTTTAAGGATTCTGATAAGTCTTTTAGATTTTTTGCCCCTCCTTTTTTCTTATTAGCAATATCCATCATTTGCTCAATAAATGAAAAGAAATCCTTTATTGTTTTGGGTTTTACTTTTCCGAATCCAATCAAAGAAGGGCCAAGATTAGAAAGCATTGCTATTTTATCCCTAACAGCTGCACCTGGCCCTGCTGGGGCTGCAGGTTTTGATCCACGGGTATTTTCCTCAATTCGTCCAAGGGTTTTGAGAATCCCATATAAAAGTTCGTTAGCCTGCTGCATTTATTTGTAGAGATTTTATTTATATATCTCCAGCAAAGAAAAAAGGTGCAGAACTGCACCTTTTAAAATTTAGGTTTAGGCATAGAAGGAATATTCATTTTTGGAACCTTAAATCCCCCATAATCTGGCTTATCGTGGGATCTAGGCATTTTTGCTGCAGCTTGTTGTTTTTTATATTCCTCCTCCTGCTGCTTAATTCTTTTTTCCTCTTCTTTATTAGCTTCTTCCAATTCTTGTAAAATATATTCGATTTCAAAAAATTCCATCGGATATAAATGAATCGGAGCTATATGAAATCTATTGGCAAAGATATATTCTATCTTAACCCAATTTAGAAAACGGATCTGAAATAAGGAAAATAGATTTAATTCCTCCCTGAAAGTTTAGCGGGATAACCCGCTCCCCTCCATTCTTATCTTTGTATTTTAAAACAGGATTAATAGTTTCAGAAAAAATCTTCTTTACTTCTGTAAGAACCGAATATTCTTCAGCAGACCAACTATTTGAATCAAGGACGAATTTTTCATAAGAAGAATCATTTAGCCCTCTCCAATCACCAATAACAAAAGGAGCATATCCTACAAAATCCTCATCAAGCGGTTCTCCAGCTTGTCTTTTACGGTTAATATAGTTTTTAAGCCAATTTGTTACCCCTGCAGAAGGTAGGAAAACTCTTACTTTTTTACCACTATTTTTAAATGGCAAAATAATACATCTTTCTTCAGGAGAATAAAATCTCATTACCCTATCATCAAAGGTAATATAATCCACCATATCCTTAACAATATCGATTTTTTCTGTTTCAGATACTTTAGCTTGAAGTTTATTGTCTCCTTTTACGAAAGTTCTTTCTCTTATTGCAAGAATAATATAAAATCTATCTACTTCTTTTATATCTCTCCAAGAAGAAAATTTACCATCTGGGAATTTTAAACTGCAACATCTCTCAAGAACATAATTAAGCATATCATCGAGAGCAAATATATCATCTTCATTAAGAGTTGACCAGTGTCTTATTTCTCCGGCAGTAGCTGAACGAATTACTATTTCTGTCCCTTCCGGATAAAATAATCCTTGAGTAGGAAGATCTGTTATTTTTAATCTTTCCCATCCAAGTTCATTTTGAGGATCTCTTGACTGAGCCATTGGAATAGGATTGGCTCCACCAGGTATTGGAGTAATAGGAGGACCTACTCTTCCTTCTTTTTCTTCAGCAAATTGTTTTAACTTTTCCTCGTTATTCTGATCCATAATTTTATAGAGTTTATACGATTTATCTATATATTATTATAGATAGAAAAACTCAATAGTTTCAAACAAAAAAGAGACTTATTCAGTCTCTTTTTCATCTTTCTCCTTTTTCTTTTTCCTTAGGAGCTTAAAATCATTTTTTGTTATCTTTTTATTCTTATCAGCATCAATTTTATATTGCTTGCCTTTAAGTTTTTCATTTAGCTCTTCTAAGCTTTCACTAACTAACTTTTCCATATTATTAAACTATTGTTTCATCCCAAGAATCACAAGCAAGTGTATATCCTTCAATCCTATAAATTTCTTCACTCATGTAATTTATTTCAGGTACATTGAGAGGAGTTATTGGGAATACATTGTAAAGTTTCCACTGCCAATAAGGATTATTAGCTCTATCATAAAGTGTAATAAGTGCCCAAGGAGCTACATAATCAGCTTTGATACCAGTTCTTCCTGTTAGAGGATCGTAAACTAAGTCATTCCATTTTCTTAAAGTTTTTAGAACATAAGCACTTGGAGTACGATTTAAGTTTACTTCAAAAGAGAGAGCAACGTCCATCGTAGTTTTGTCGGGCTTAGCCCCAGCAAATCTCCTGGTTGCCCATTTATACTGCTGAGAAACAGGAGTTGTTGGGAATGAGTTGGATTCCAATCCACCTATACTTATAATATTTTCAAGAAGAAGATTCGTATTTTCATCTGTTGAACCAATGCCTGTTGGAAGAGCAATCTGAACAGTAAAAAGGTTCAAGTAAAGAGGTTCGTAGAGTTCTTGTGCTGCTCTAGAACTTCTCCAGTGAGGCATTCCGAATGTTCCTTGACTTTTGAAATTTTCAGCCATATCGCGTTACTTTTATTTTATTTATTCTCTATTAAAGTGTACTATTGCTGCCTGTGCTTACGCCGCCAGTTTTGTATACTGTAATTCTCTGAATAATTTTTTCCATTCCTTTAGTAACCCATACGCCAATATCAATAATTGCAAGACCTTCATCAACGATATCTGGAGTATTATTCGATTCATCCATCGTGATCTGGTAATTAATAAGAGCTCCTGCATCTTTCATTGATTCAAGAATAGGAGTTACTGCATTTATGATAGTAAGACGAGTTACTGGGTTATTAAAATCGAATACGTAATTCTTAAGGACTTCTTCAACCTGTAGTTCAATTGTGTTAAGAAGCTCTCTCACATGTAAGTAGTTGAAATCGCTCTTTACAGTCTGATAAGCCGTTCTATTTGCATAGATAAGAACTTCACCTGTTGATGTTCTCTCAATAATTGAGTTATATCCAAATGGTTCTAGGTAGCTTCTATCTTCTTTGTCGAGCATATATTCTACACCTGCAAGATTAGGATTAGAAATGATACCATTTTTATTAGCTACAATAGCGTATGGATCTCCTCCTAAGAATTTCCTTACAAAGCTATTTGAAATATCAGCAGCTGGTGGAACAAGGATAACTTTATCATTCTCAGTATATTTTAAGAATGGTCCGAATACACCGGTGAACTTTGATCCATTGTCTTCATCAGGAAGAGTAAATCTGAAGCTTCTTGGCATATCAGGGTTACCTCCTACTGGAATGTACTCCGTACTGAAAATTGGTTTTGGATCAACTCCGCTAACGAATACGTCGCAGAAGTAAGGATCCTGACTTGTTGAAAATTGAGTCATTGAAGGAGCACTAATAATAGCAGTAGTTTTACCTCTCTTCTTAGCAAGTCTGGAAAGATAAACTTTACCTCCCAAATTAGGTCTAAGACCATAGGCCATTGTATCAACTACATATCTGTAGTTAATCATTTCTGGGTTAGTTAAGCCTCTAAGAATTCCTTCATCTTCAAGCATTGAATAGATCTTTTCGAGACCTTCTTCAGCGTTTGGTGTTCCGGTAGTTGTATATCCAGGAAGATGGTTAGAAGTAAGCTTAAGACCATCAAGTTGTAAGAACTTATATGCAGTCGCTACAGAAGCGTCATCAATAGGTTTCTGTAGATAAGCAGAAGGTTCATTACCTAAATAATTATAGATAGGCTCTGCTGTTTGAATAACATATAAAGATCCATCAAAGGTTTTATTGGTTACATAGGTAACTCCAGGAATTTCAGCTCCACTTCTTATAAGAGTTCCGATAGTTAAAGAATCTTTATAAGTAGGAGTAATTCTGAAATTTTTACCAGTTGAATCTGTATAATCATAAACGGGAACCGAGGAGTGAATAACTGCATCGGCTACACTAATGTCATAACTTAAGAAAGTAGATTTGAACCCAACTTTATCTATAATTCCATGTCCAACGAGATCGATCATGTGAGCTGCAACTGAAGTTGCAGTTCCGTCTCCCATTTCCCATTGATTCTGATCTTCATCCCAAATAAGCTGATCGAGAGCATCCTGGTTAACATTAATAAGGATTCCGGTTAAGGACACTGAAGCATTAACAATATCTTCAATATTCTGATTAGCTCCGGTCTGATCTCTGAAATCAGGAATAAATGTTCCAATCCATGATCCGATTAAGCTAACTTGAGGAAGATTGATAAATTCATTAAATTTTGAAGGAATAACTCCATTAGCGTTAAAGTAAGCTGAGAAGAATGGATCTACAGAAAGACCTGTATAATTTGTCCAATCACCTTCGATAGCAA